GGGAATTGATCAAAGACATACTTTTCAAAACCTGTTAAACCTTGTACAAAACTTTGTTGCTCAGTATATGTGCCATCAAATGGATAGTGGTTGATAACTCTTTCGAATGCAACATTAACATTTGATTCTGCGGAGTTGAAAAATGTATGATTTTCAAACTTAGAAAAATCCAAAGGAATTTGCTGCGTGCTTTTTAAGCCTGCGCCAGGTGGATCTAAATCAAAGCTAGCTGAAAGTGCAGCGTCGGGTCCGCCAACATCATCTAATGTTAGACTAGTATAGCTCTCAACTTGCTGCACAACCGTTGAGCGGTTGACCGCTGAGCCAAAAAGGGCAGTTAGGTTTTGTGTATCATCGACCGCCATTAAACCACCTTAAACGCAGCTTTACTCTCTATCACTTCAGTCTCGCCACTATCAATAATCTTAAAATCGAACGTATATGTGCGACCCTTAAATAAAGATGACATGTCGAAGTCAAAATACATTCCATCGCTATCTGAAGAAAGCCTGGTTCCATTATTGCCTTGTATAAATGGAATAATCACCTTGCCGGTCATAAGATCACGAACCCTATAAAACGCCTTTTCAACAACGGTTGACTTAAGTCTATATGGAATACGCTTTGACTTGGGCTGTGCATTATAATCAGTAATAAAAGCCCGAAGCCTAACACATTCATCAAACTGAAACTCTGGGGAGAGATTCGTTAACTTCGCCCCTAGATCCTTAGGAACCTGATCAAATGCGAATCGTACAGGGGCTTCTATCTTTAGCGAGCCTGTATGGTAACCAACCCTAGCAGTATGATCATCTTCAGTTGACTGCCAATAGGTATCGAATGTCATACTTCCACTGTCCCTAACATAAGCGGCAACTGTCTGAAGTGGATTATCGCCAACTACAGTTGTATCACCGCCCCATAACGCAAAAGATGCAGAATAAACACCGGTGATATAATTGCTTAAATTTCCCTTAATAACGTGGCCACTTCCGGATATGAATTTTGAAAATGAACCTGACTTTAACTCAACTTCCAGACAATTAGATCCCTCTACGTCTAATAATGCAGATCCGCTTTTGATAAAAGCGGGTTTTCCTCGCTCAAAAGAATTAAGAAAAATTGATCCGCTTAAATCAAAAAAGAATGATTTATGGTTATCAATAATAGAGTCATCAAAACTTACACGTAATCTTGGTTGTAGAAAAACATTACGAGCATGACGAGATCCGAACCTTTTCACGAAGTATGTTTTTTCATCGTCTTCTTGGCTAGCAGAGTAACTTAATCTAAACCCATGATTTGTGTATTGTCCAGCTAAACTCGCTGAAACTAAATCTGTAACATCAATAACAAGATTCTCATCCCCGTTTGCAAATCTTTGTTTTTTCTCAAAGTTAAAGTGGCTAACAGAACCATCGATGTTTCCGCTAGCGTAATAATCGGTGGGCAACGCCCAGGTGGCCGTAGAACCGGTTGCTGCAGCGCCGCCGGAAACCCACATCGTTGCAGTGCCACCGGAAAAACTACTAGAATACCAGTTTGTGACGTCAATATCTCTAAACGCCGCAACATCTCGGCCGTTACCTTCATCAAACTTGCGAGCTAATGGAAAAACAGATAATGTGAAATCGCTAGGCGTTCCCTGACCGCCCATCACATCGAACATTAACAGTTCTACCTTAAATGATGAATTTGAATAATCAATTTTAGATGTTGTAAGCGCCATGATAGGTGAATAATCAAATTTAATCAATGCACGCGAGGTCTCTGTTTTTTCGAGTGCGTATGGTAAAGCCGTGGATCCCGTAAATGAAGACTCATTATAGAGTTTGAACAAGTCAATTGTACCAGCACGACCTACATTTGCATCAGATGCTGAGAATGCATTATTAATGATCTTATTTGTAATATATGTGTCGGCACTGGCCGAGAGTTGCAAAATCATATGACATTTCCAATGATATTTGTATTCGGAAACTTTAATTCAAAAATTGAATTAGAGGGTGGAACAATTAATCCATTTACCAAACTTGATTGTAGGTCAAAAATTTCCGATGAGTATGTAACATCCCCAATAGCGCCGAAATAATTCGAAAACGTTAACGATGGCAGTGCTTGAACTCCGGGAGTGTTTAAAATTATGAAAATCAAATCTGATTCATTAATAGGCTCTCCTACTTGAAACTTTGAGACATCTAAAAGTGACCTGAGGTTGTTAATCACCTTTTGAACCGTTACAATCTTATTCGCTGTGGGTGCGGCACGAATCGTAAACTCAATTCCGAAATTAATAACTTTAGCATCCTTAATCTGGATCGATTCACTGATTAACCTAAATTCATTTAGATATTTTCTTAAATTAAGCTTTAAAGTATCAGATGCAGCTGCTAAATGACCGTCGGAGTCTCTACAAATGATGTAAAGATTACTCGATAATGAATTTTCTACCGAAGGAGTAACTCCTGCTCTATATACCCTACCAAATTGAGATGGAAGTGTATAGACCCTGCCTAAAAGATCTTGGCGGGTAACAATTCTATTCTGTGAATTCACAGCTGATGGAATCTTGGCCCTAAGGTCGTTAACGGACATAACATCATCACCACCGGTGGCTGGATTCGGATTCGTCACACTAGCGGAAGCTCGAATGGTGGTGATTTGTGAAGATGTTGCCGAAGATGGAAATGTAGTCTGTAGGGTCTTCGTTTGATTAATCGTATTTGCACCTACGTTAGTATTTAGACCGCCTCCAGCCAAATAGTTCGCAGTTATAATCGTGCTTCTCGGTGCTACACCTAATGAATTAGATTCTAGTAAAGAATTGGGATCAATCGAAAACTTCGAAAATGTAGTAGTTCCTACCAACGGTAAAGCTAGCTCGGAGGGATCAGAGATAATATCATCCTGATATGATTTTGCATCCCCAGATCCGAATTGAATTGACGTTAGTCGTGTTGTTAGGCTAGTCGATTTTGTAAATCGATAAGGGGCAGGAATAATCTCAAGGTTTGAAGTTGCACTAGATACATCTATTGCAGCATCTGTTGAGACAGCCTTAAACACATTATCTTGACTTAAATCATCAACTTCGTAATAGACATTTTGTCCTGAGTCAACGACTGAAAGAATTGATGAGACATCTGAAGAAGCTAGGGCAATTTTCCTAAACGGTTTAAATGTATCAGGTATGCTAAATGTTTCTATTACCAACTTTCCGCCCACCACTTGGGCCGAGCGGGTCACTGTAAATGTTGCCGGTGAACCGTCAGAGTTAGTTGTGTTTGTTTCAACAGCGGCTCGTAGTTGACCTAAAAAATCAAGGGCAGCAAAATCGACATCTTCTACTAGTGTAAAGGTTGTTCCATTTGTTGCTAAGAATGATGTACCGGTTAAAACCTTAGGAAGTTGATTGGTATCTGGAGCATATTGGCCGGCAGTTTGTTTAGCATCAACAACAAAACTAATATCTAAAAGTGTTGATGACGGTGCTTTACCTCGAATTTTCACGCCGGCATTCTTTAAATGAGTCTCAATATTTGTTAGTTCAGTTGCACGTTCATAATTTAACTCATTAAATTGATGATCCAAATAATACGACATTGTATCACCGGTGAATGCAGCGAGGTCGACCAATAAACCTCCTAATGAAGCCTCAGAAAAATCCTTGATCTTATCTGGAAAGAAAATACGTGCATATTCAATAAGTTGAGACCTAAAGCCGTCAAAATCCCTAGCAACATAATTTCTTTGTCGCTTATTTTTAAATTTATTTGCCACTTTTAACCACCTGCATGAAGAATAACCTCTATGAATTGCTCCGTTACATTTATTTTAGGAATTGCATATTTAATCCTAATTCCAACTTGAGCTAATGTGCGTTCAGTCGTGGGATCGTTAAATGGCTCAAATGTTTGAAGATCAATAAATGGCATATATTTTTTTACTGCCGTACTAATTTGTTTAATCGCGATTGAGTCAAAATCTTCTTTGCCTAAATCAAATACAAGTGCCTTAAGGTTGGCCCCAAAGTCATATAATCCTACCCTCTCGCCGTGATTCGTAAGAAGTAAATTTTTAAAATTATCCTTAATATTATCTAGACCACTCGTATGCATCTTAAATAAACCGTCAGTATCAACGATTTGCACGGGTGTCTGAATCCCTATCGGTGTTAAGCGCTTCGTTAGTGTAGACTGGTCTTGTGCTTCAATACCTGACATCCCAACAGATTTAAAGCTATATGATTTTCGTTCACCTGTAGGCAAAGTTCACCTCAACGTATAAGTATCACACACATCAAGCGCTTGCTATGTACTTTCACTAAGACCATTGGATAGGCGAGCCACCTACTGATGGTGTTGCGGTACCGGAGTTGAACCATGCATATATTAATGCGCCGATGCCAGACTTTGCAGACTCAGCATCTGGATAAAGAACGCCTGGGGGAAATACAGTCGTGGAAAATGGAAGCGCAGGTGGAGTGCCGACAAACGTAGGCAGCATACCCGCCACTATTGCTAGGCCGAATGTAACCATAGGAACATCAAATATAGCTGTAGCGAGGCCATCGTTACCAGAAGGTAATGTTTCAATCAATGATGCTTCTAATGCTGCCGTGGCGGCCTCAGCAGTGCCAGGTACTGCTTCAGGTGCGCTTGCTATATCAGAAGCGTAATCACCAATTGCGGTTGCCCATGCAGAAGCAAGTTCTTCATTTTCAGATGGAGGATCATCTAAAAAGCTTAAATCAGGACCGGTTGGTGATAAAGGCATTATTTAACCTTTCCGACTTTACTAAATGCTGCATCCCATGCCTGTGAGAATGTTGCAAATTCGAGGGGCGGACCTGAAGGACCTACACCCGTAGTGTGTGTATGTCCCTCAAGAGCGAGTACCAAAGCATCTAATTTTGCTTCTAATGTCTCACCCATTACTAAGTGGTCAGCGCTGGAATCGTTTCCAATTAGAACCTGGTTATCGTCTGTTGTGCCGGAACCAATTGAGATCTTCGGTCCGTCAATCATGATTGAACCGTCAGGCTGAATTACAATAACCGCCTTATCCTTCCCATCATCACCTTCCTTGACTATCTTAATAGAACCATTGACCTCTTTTCCAGAATCCTTTCTAGCCACT